TTGGCGGGATACTTGAACATCCGTCAGGGTCAAAACTGTTTAACCATTTGCCAGCGATAGGCGAGACAGATTTTTATGGTGGTTATGTCATTGAGATTGACCAGTATGATTTCGGTCATGTCGCACATAAGAAAACAAAACTTTATATTGTAGGCGTAGCGCCTGAAGATCTGCCACCACTACCACCAAAAGACGACACAGTACATTACTGCGAGAAAGGTAAGAGACGGAGCATTGCGGGTAATGTTGCAGGGACTACACGTTGCACCCAAAAACAAAGGGAGTATACACCGGAAGGTTTGGTGGACTGGATAGAAAAAACACTTGACTTAATTAAGGAGCAGAAATAATGAACCCAACAATTGTTGACATTGTAGTTTTATTTAGTTTCGTACCTGTTTGGTACATCATCTTCAGCGTGTACGAACGTTGGACAGACCCACGAGCGAGACGGAGACGACAGCGCAAGGCACGATATAACAAACGCATGAAAGAGCTGAACAAACAGTGGAGAGCTTAGAAGCGTGACAAGCAAAAAGAAAGGCAAACAGTATGATTACTTCATGACTCAGCAGCAGATCGCTAACGTTATGGGTATCACGCAGACGGATGTTAAACGAATCGAGAGCCGGGCTATTGCAAAGCTCAGACGGTCCGGTAAACTCGACAAATTCTTAGGGGCTAAAGATGGAATTTAATTTGCTGTACTTTATCGGGATGATATTTGCTGTCATCATCTTAACCACATGGCTGACAATTGATAAGGAGAGATGAACATGAAGCAACCAGAAAACGACCATACAAAACACTTTGGTAACGACGGACCCATCAGTAACGACGCTGAGATTGTCGTGTACTACGAGCAGCACGGCCCAGCAGAGCCAGTGTTACGCATACCGTTCTGGTATTACAAAGAGGAGCTAGGAATGTTTGAACACTTTGAAGCGTCAGTACATCGAACAGCGAAGGCACTCAAGGAATCATATACGTACTGGCCTGAAGGTTACGTACACGTGCAGACAATTATCAACGACGAATATGTCAACATGATTTAGGAGGAAACATGCACATGATTGGTATTCATACAATATATATCATAGAGTTATACGACGACGTGTGGTCGCAGGTGTGGTCAATAGACTGTATTGAGCAAGCGAAGCACTACGTCCAAACAAAACGTGGCAATGGTAAACAATATCGAATTGTCAAGCATACAACGGAGGTTTTATGAACAGTGAAAGAGAATCATGGGAAGTATGGCACGACGACTACCAAGATTACTGGGAAGCAAAGGGAAATTACGCAGAGGAGTTTGAACAAGATGACATCGAAGAATATAAACGCTTGCGTGATGAAGAAAAGTAATGTTAGACTCTATGCAGAAAGCATAAAAGACAAACATTTTAATATTAACTTATAAGGTATTTATCCTATGAGTATCTCTAAAGAGAGAAAGATTTCAGAGCTTGTTGAACGACAGTTAGACTTGTTAACCATTACGGAAGCGTTGAACATAGCGGGTGGTTTCTTTTCTGATCTGTTAGAATCAATGGACGACGGTGAGATTGACGAACTGTACACTGACATGGGAGCTGGCAGACATGGCATTCACTGAGACACACCAGCCTTGCCCTGACTGTAACAGCAGTGACGGGTTAGCGTACAACGACGACGGCTCAAGTAAGTGTTTTGTCTGTGACGCATACACACCTGCCGACAAGGTAGATAACATCAGAGAGCTAGGTTCTATCAGCGATAAGCCTAAGCCGTCATTCACTCAGACAGAACACCGTTTAATCACAGCGGAGTACCGTACCATCACCGACCGTTTAATTACAGGAACGACGGCGAAGAAGTACGCAGCTCTGAAGCAGGGTGATGTTACAACATTCGGTTACTATGACCCGTCAGATCCTACTAAACCAGTGGCGGCGAAGGTTCGTAACCCAGACAAGCGATTCAGTATCGTTGGTGATTGGAAGCGAGCAGGGTTGTATGGACAGCACTTGTTCTCTGAGGGTGGCAAGTATGTGACTCTTGTTGAGGGTGAGTACGACGCCCTGGCTGCACACCAGATGACAGGATCAAAGTTTCCAGTAGTGTCCGTTCGCAACGGTGCGACTTCGGCGGCAAAGGACTGTCGCCTTTTTTATGATTGGCTGAACAGCTTCGAGAACATTGTTATATGCTTCGATGCTGACGAGCCGGGACAGAAGGCAGCAAAGGAATGTGCTGATCTGTTCGGTAACAAAGCAAGGATTGTTAAGCACGTCAACGGCTACAAGGATGCGTGTGATTACCTTGTTAACAATCAATCGGAGGCGTACACCAAAGTATTCTGGTCCGCGCAACCGTACACACCGGAAGGTATCGTAGGTGCTGGTGAGTTACGTGATCTGATTAAGAAGCCACTTACCAAGGCGAAGGTACAGTACCCATTCGAGGGACTGAATAAACACCTGTATGGTATACGCACAGCAGAGCTGGTTACTATTTGTGCAGGCTCAGGACTGGGTAAGTCTACTCTCCTGCGTGAGGTAGTCAGTTCCATAATGGCACAGTCTGAGGACAACCTTGGCTTGATGTTTCTTGAGGAGACACCTGAGCGTACCATGCGTGGACTAGTAGGTCTTGAACTGAACAAACCGATACACCTACCCGACTGTGAGTACGACGACCAAGACATTGACCTAGTGTACGATACGATGGATTATGAAAACCGTGTCTATCTGTGGGAACACTTCGGTAGTAACGAGATAGAAAATGTACTGGGCCGTATGAGATACTTCGTCAAGGTACTAGGCGTACGTTATATCGTACTGGATCACGTCTCTATCCTTGTCTCTGACCAGAGCAACGGTGATGAACGACGTGCTTTAGATATGATTATGACTAAGCTGCGGACGTTCGTACAGGAGATGGGAATTTGTATGTTTCTTGTAAGCCACCTGAGACGGCCTGAAGGGAAGCAATTGGAGGACGGTGCTGTCACTAGCCTTGGTATGTTACGTGGCTCTGCGTCGATTGCACAGCTCTCTGATGCGGTCATCGGTGCTGAACGTAACAGTCAGAGTGACGATCCTATTGTCAGAAACACGACCGTGCTGCGGGTGTTGAAGAACAGGTACACTGGAAAGACTGGCAAAGCCTGTGAAGTATTCTACAATGAAGCAACGGGTAGATTGACACAGCGTGAGGAGAAGCATGATGTCGCATTATGAAATTACTTTATCTGAAACCGAACAGAAAGTTGCTGAGTACATAGCAAAAAAACGGTATGAGTCTGCTAGAAAGATGGGAATACCGAACAACAGGAAAGGGCCGCAATCAGATCATGAAACAGATCTGGAAGGTGTTGCATCTGAAATGGCAGCCGCTAAGATTTTAAATGTCTGGCCTGATTTAGAGGTTGATGTGATACCTGACCATGACTTAATTGTGGAAGGGGAAACACTGGACATAAAAGCTACTAAGTATGTCACCGGTCATTTGATTGCTGGTGTACATAAAAAAGGAAAACCCTGTGATTGGTATATGTTAATGATAGGAACCTTCCCAAGCTACAGAGTGGGTGGGCTTGCTAAACGAGAGCAGCTACTATCAGACAGCACACTTAAAAACTTTGGGTCTGGTATGTTGCACGCCATGAAGCAAGATGATTTAATATCAGTTGATGATTTCGTTAAGGAACTTAACAAGTGAGATGTATTGCGTGTGACGTAGAGCTAACAGACTACGAAGCAACAAGACGGTTTGCAGGGAGTCAAGAGTTTGTAGACTTGTGCAACCGTTGCGCTGCTGTTAGTCTAGATGACAGCGATGTGGTTGATCGTGCTGATCTACGTACACTCGCAGACCTAGAGGAGATGGTATACCATGAGCAAGATTGGGAGCTGGATATTAGAACAGGAACTGTTGACGGAGACTTATCAGAAGTTTAACCACGACAGTGAACGTAACGAACTGAATGAGACTTACCATGAATACCTGTTACTTGGATATAGAAACTACTACGGATCACTTAACGATCTGGTGTGCAGTTACAAAGGTGAAGAACGATATACAGGTGCATACAACACCGGACTCATTGAGGAGTGTCTTGAATGAAGCTGACAAAATTGTTGGACATAATCTTATCGGATTTGACTGTCGCGTTCTCGATAGTGTTTGGAACATACATGTTGATAGGTCTTCTGTTGTGGACACTCTCTACCTCTCCAGACTCT